GGTAGCGAAGCTGCAGGAGGAACTACTCATAGTCACTGGTGTCCCAAGAGCCCTTCATGAGGATTATAGGTGCTAAAAACAAACAAGACCTCACTCGTGGGGATGAGGAAGCTTTAATAAGAGCTGTGTACGAAAGCACGTCTTTGCATAACATAAAGAATATAAGGTTTATCAGGTCTATACTTGAAAACCTGTTTATCTTTAGAGAGGATCAATATGACCTGTTAATGCGGCGTATTAAGAAGGAATTCGATAAAGGGAGGATAAGTGAAGATTAACTGTAAAGAATGCAAGGAGGAGACAGAACATGTGGACCAAGGTAGCGATATTCGTCCTGACCGTAGGTTTTATTGTACAGTGTGTAGGAACACCAACCCAAAACCATTGCCCAAAGACGAGGATAACAAACAGGACAAAAAGGTGGACCGAAAACGATCAAAAGGTCTTAGAAAAAGCTAAGATTAGATGCAAGGAGATTTATAACGACGCTCCTTGTTTAAAAAGATTTGAAAAGTTAGAAGAGTTGAGGTATACTGCTAGGTGTGGAGTGACAAATGACTGAAATTATATTTATTTGGCCTGGGGTTTTTCAGGTTTGGCAAGACGATGTCCTAATCTACGAAGGAACCTCTTATAAAATGGCTCAACTAGCCACAGTACCGTTCTAAACAGGAAATACTTAAACATCATTACAGAACATGGCCTTTTCAGCGGCTCGGCGCTTGACTAGGCCATTTAGCTTTTGGCCTCCGGCATACACCCACTTATCAAACTCATGGGAAGCAGCATTTTTCTTACCTTCCCTTAAAAGCTTATACATAGTGCTCTTTTTAAAGGCTCCTATGCCTATATTGTATATAAAACATACAAGGGCATCAAATTCATACTGCTTTAGCTTGTTTTCAAATAAGGTAGTAAGCTCTAAGCCTATATCTAGGACGTGGGCCATTAATAGGTAATCGGCTGTCCTTTGCGTTATAGTGAGCCCAAATTGAATGCCTTTGCCTGTGGTACCCCATCCTATGGTCCATACCCCAGCAGAGTCCTGGTAAGCTTTTAAACGGCAAGATTCAAACCTTTTAATTAGGTTTATAGCCCTTTCGGAAGGAATCATTTTTTATCTGATTGATTGAGCTTGTCTATGAGCAAGTGAATTATGGACATGCCAGAGATACGCTCAATATTCTCCATTACACTTTTAAGCTCGGTAAGTCCTATAAAACCGGCTAAAACTTTGACAATAGGAACCGCATCTCCTGTCATATATTGCTCGGTAAGGAACCCTAGCATAATGACGGCCTCATACACAGTCGTTTTAATGATTGTGCGCTTAAGTCCCGAAGAGGTGATCCTCTTCTTCTCCTTTCTAGCCGCCATTATGCCTGAAATCAAATCCACCACAGTAAGCACCATTACGGTGATTAGTGTAGCCTTAATGGGCATAAACACCATTGCTATAGAAGCTAAGAATGCTGTAAACTTTTGCATTAGGAAAATGTTACCGTCTCAGAAGAAGTTGAAGTGGCTGTAATAGTGTATATCTTATAGCCAGGTACAGATGTGCTCACTGAGCTTGTCACACCTGCTGAGAAAGTAGCTGTACGTGTATCGGGAATTTTTAGTATAATTACGCCCGAGCCACCATTAGATCCCATAGAGTTATAGCCACCGCCTCCACCGCCTCCGGTGTTAGCAGTGCCTGCTGTATTGCTAGCTCCTGAAGCATTTCGTCCGTTACCGCCTCCACCTGTGCCACCTGTTCCACCTGCGCTGGCTCCCCCGCCTCCTCCACCGCCTGCATAATAAACAGCAGAACCTGTGATAGAGCTTTGACTACCAATACCGCCATTTCCTCCGCTATTACCTGCTCCATTGCCTCCAACTGCACCAGCACCGCCACCGCCACCTGCTGCTGTAGCTCCGTTAACAGCTAAACCTCCGTTATTACCTTGGGAAGGAGTACCACTGCCTGGTGTACCTGAAGCGTAAGAACCGCCATCTTCTGTTCCGGCACCGCCGCCACTTCCACCTGATCTACCGTCTTTGTTAGCAGTGCTAAAAGCTCCACCACCCCCGCCGCCTGCGGAAGTGATTAGGTCAAATACAGAATTTCCACCGTTAGTGCCTTTGTTTGAGGCAGCTCCACCTGTACCGCCTGCTCCAACGGTTACAGTATAAGGTATGTTTAGACTGACTGTATAATCTACATCAGTCCTAAATCCACCAGCTCCCCCTCCACCAAAGTCACCTCCACCGCCGCCTCCGGCGACGACAAGGTAATCTAGCTTTAGGCCAGCTTCAATCTTTCTAGCAGCTATAAGCCTTAGAAGATTCATATTAGTATCCTAGGGCGTAAGTACCGTAATAGCTTGTACCATCATAAAATAGATTTATAATATCTATCTTACCAGTAGTATTAGAAAGGGTAGGAGCCCCCGCTGCACCCCATTTTACGCTTACTGGGAACGTAATAGTTCCAGGAGTAGCGCCCTGTACAATTTTGAGCAAATATGCTCCACCGGTGACAGGATTAGAGAGGGTGAGGACAAGAGGGCCTGCTGCATTGATAGTAACTTGTTGGACAGGTCCGTTTGCAAAGTCTAAAGTGAAATTGGCAGTCTTTGTGCCAGCATTGTATAACTGTGGAGCTAAGTTATAGTTTTGAGTAGGAAATCCGCTTAGGGTTCCAGTGATAGCATCGTATACAGAGTTTTGTGTTGGTGCTCTGTCGATAGTACCGTTATTTATTTGGTCTTGGGGTTTGATAAATGACATAAAATTCTTAAATTATAAGGGATTGCTCCCCGTGGTGCGCGGCCACGAGGAGCTTCCCGGGTATTATACGATCATCCAATTGCTGCCGTCGAAGACTAATGTCACCGACTCAAATGCAGCAGTTAGTTCATAGTAATTCTGCCCGTCGATTTTTTCCGAACCGCTTCGGTTAATTCGAATAGGCATCTCAGAAGAAGCTAACCCCTTCTGTTCCTTGATCGTTATTCGTCGTCCAGTGGTCATACCAGCAACGCTTGGGAGCGTTACACTGACCATACTGGAAGCACCCTGCATGTTAATGAATGACATAACATCATCAGACGAAATAGAGATGCTGCTACCTGTATAGATAGAGCACTGTCCGATATGCTTTTGTACATCAATTTTTGCAGAAGAGATAGCTTCAGCTCGTGCTGTTTGCTCAGCAGAGATTGCGCTTTCTCGTGCAGATTGCTCTGCTTCGACTTCACTCTTCATAGCCATAACCTTCCATCCCGAAGAATAGAAGCTTACTTTATGATTTGTGGTGTCTACTACCATTGGAGCATATCCACCGAAAGTGGTAGGTGTTCCAACTGGTGTGCCTGCTACGCTAGTCATGTAGACAAAACCGCTAGTCGAGCTAGTAGTTAATTGTCCACTTCCAACAAGCGCATCGCCATCAAGGCTTCCTTGTAAGAAGGAAGGTCTGTCTCCTGGGTTAGAAGCACCGCCCAAAATAAGGCGATTACTTGCATAACCAGAGATACCGACAAACCAAGGCCAACCTCCTGGGAATCCCGAGTATTTTTGAAACTCGATACCAGCTTTGGCACCATTCTTACCAGTAATCTTCAATGTAGCATTGTTGCTAGATTCGTCGAAGATAAACCCTAAAGAGCTATCAACTTTCTTGGCAAGCTCTGTATCCACATACATTTTTGTAGTAGGATCAGCTTCCAAGGCATCCAAGCGGGCATCCAACGCATTATCTGCGCTGTTTACGTACGCTTTAGTGACTGGATCTACTTCCAATGCGTCTAAACGTAAGTCAAGAGCACTGTCAGCAGCTTGACGATCCGATACTTCCTGTGCTAATGCAGCATTGTTACTTGTAACATAGCCAGCAAACGCACTGTCGTTAGCAGTGTCAACGCTGTTGATTAATTGGACGATTTCAGCAAAAGAATCCTTGTCAGCTTGGGAAGCTGAAAGAATTGCGTCAATACGTCCTTTTTCAGTGGTCACTTGTCCTTGTAGGCTAGACACTTCACCGTCGACATAAGTCTTAGTGACTGGGTCTGACTCAAGAACATCCAAACGCCCGTCAAGAGCGGATTGGATACCATCTACATAAGCTTTAGTAGTAGGATCTTGTTCGAGCACATCGAGGCGTCCGTCTAACAGCCCTTCAGCTGCCATCGCACGTGATTCTTCTGCTTCGATCATTCCTTCTACACTTAGAATTGCAGATTGACGATCAGAGATTTCTTGTGTAACTTGTCCTTGCAGATCACTTACTTCTCCATCCACATAGGATTTTGTAGTAGGGTCTTGCTCAAGGATGTCAAGTCGGCCATCAAGTAATCCTTCTGCAGCCATAGCGCGTACTTCTTCAGCACTAACTGCGCTTTGTCTGTCAGAAATTTCCTGAGTTATTTGTCCTTGGAGATCTAAAACTTCCGCATCAACGTATGCTTTAGTCGTAGGATCTTGTTCCAGAACGTCTAAGCGTCCATCGAGCAAGCCTTCTGCGGCCATAGCGCGTGATTCTTCACCGCTAACTGCAGATTGTCTGTCAAGGATTTCTTGGCTGATTTGGCCTTGTAAATCGCTCACTTCGCCATCTACGTAGGTCTTGGATACTGGATCCAATTCCAAAACGTCGATTCTAGCGTCAAGAGCTGATACTTGTCCATCTACATAAGCTTTGGTAGTCTCGTCTTGCTCTAAGATGTCCAATCGGGCATCGAGAGAAGTTTGAACACCATCAACGTATGTCTTTGTGACAGGGTCAGCTTCTAAATCGCTGATTCTGCTGCTTAAAGCAGAGTCGGCGCTTTGACGTGCAAGCTCTTCTGCAGCAACTGCAGAGATACGAGCACTAGCTTCACCACTTACGGATGAGTTTACGTAGGTTTTTGTTACAGGGTCTAGCTCTAGTACGTCGATGCGAGCATCAAGCGCACTTACAGCAGACTGTCGATCAGAAATTTCCTGATCAATTTTGTCATCCACTGCTCCAATTTGGTTTGCAATGGTAGCAGCAAAGTTAGCATCTCCACCTAAAGCATCAGACAGCTCTTTCAAGGTGTCTAATACCGCAGGAGCAGAGTTTACTAACGCTGCAATCCGTTGATCTGCATAGTCTTTTGCATCTTGTTTGGCCTTAGCGATAGAACCTTCACCAGATCCTTCGATAACGTCCAATCGCAGTTGCATTGCACTGTCGGCAGACTCACGGGAAGACTGTTCACTGCTGATACTTAGGCTCAGAGAGTTAAGATCAGACTGAACAGCTCCTTTGGCTCTTTGTGATGTAAAGAAAAGTTGGCTAGAGCCTTCAACCAACTTATCTGTATTTCTAATAAATGCCATTTAGGCTATTCCTTAAATA